TGTATTATATTGTAGTGTTGCAGACCCGTTTGTAAATGGATTACCAGATATATCAGTTGGTTCACTACCTGACGTTGCTGTCGTTCCAGAGACTGTAACTTCAAATACGTTGTTTCTATACTTAACGTAAGTTCCTGCTGTTACAGGAGTGTTTGCTGCCCATTCAGTGTAAGTTGGTGCTGCTGTATTGAGAGAACGCACCTTCTTCATCTGAATAAATTCTAAATGATTTGGTGTAACTCTTATTGTATTATCACCATCATTATAGAACCATAATTTGTTATCGTTTGCTCCAACAGTTTCTTCAGCAGAGATGAATGTGTTACCATCTAAGTCTCTAACACCACCTAGTGATGACCATGATGTTGTTGTAGCACTATATCCTTCATACTGTCCGCTATCTGTATTAAATCTAATCGCACCATTTTCTACTACAGCAGAAGATGGTCTAGCTGCTGTATCACCAGCAGGAATGATAATAGCAGATGTTGTGTTTATCTTTGCAACTCTTGTTGCTGCTGGACTAATAAGAATATCAAAACCAGAAAGAGATTTAATATCATTATCTTCAATCTCAATTTGATCATTACTATTAAATTTGTCTAATGTTTTAACAAATCCACTTGTTGTTAATGCACCAGTGCTACCAACAATATCTACTACATTTGTTTGTGGTGAAGATCCAATAAAGAAATTACCATTGTTTACAATATTTGCTGCAGTGCTGGTTAAATTAGCAGTAGAGTTAATTGCTGTTGCTGATATAATATCTCCAACAATATTAGGAGCAGTTAGATTTCCTGTAACTTCACCAGTTGAGACAGTTAAATCAGTTCCACTAAAAGTTATGGCAGATAAAACTCCTGCATCAATATCAGCAATAATAACATCAGTAGAAGCAATTGTTTGAACTAAAATACTAAATCCACTACCAAATACTTTTGGATTATTAGCATCTATTGTTATTGACGCTGATCCACCTAATCCAGCATTATTTTGAGAGTAATAGTAGAGTGTTGTTGGTGTTGATGATGTTACTTTAATTGTTAATGCATTTGCATCTCTGGTTACACCATCTGTAAACTCAGCACCTTCAAATTTTAAAGTTATAGTTCCACCATTGATAGGAAACTCATCAATAGTTACACTAGTTGCAGTTTTACTTACAACTCTTGTTACAGCAGCAAGTTGACCTACTCCAGTTCCAGTAACTGCCATGCCAACTTCAATTCCAGTTGTAGATGCTACAGAAATTGTTTTACTGGTAGTGTCTAGTGTTGCTACTATATTTTCTACTAGAGATGGTGCATACGCACCTCCTTCAAATGCACTAAGAGCAAAGGTATCTGCTGATAAAGATCCATCATTAAGATCAAACGTGTATGTGCTACCAACATAGAAAGTAAAACTAGGAGTAAATACATCGTCAATTGTAAATATGTCATCATCAGCAGATGTTGCAACTGTGTAAGTTCCTGCTCCTCCAGATCTGGTTATTACTTCAGAAGCAGCAAAACCAGTATTTGCATCAGATATTTCAATAACAATATTTGTTGTATTACCACCGCCTTCGGTTACTTGTAATATTGTGTAGTCATTGAAATCTGTTACACTATCAACGGTAAGAGTAATGTCATCTGCAGGAGAACTACCACCTACATCAGTACCAGCAATAACCAAAGTTTCCTGAGCTTCATATCCATAACCACCATCAGTAACTTGGACTGCAGAAACACCCTGTGCATCTCTGGTTACACTAAATGTTGCTCCACTACCACTACCACCACTGGCAGATACAGAACTACCATAATCTGCGTTTGCCTCTGCTACGATTGTTGATCCTGTTGGTACAAATGTAACTATTGTACCATCTTGAAGACTTACTGTTTGTGATGTTGTAAAAGTTCCAGCAGCAACAGTCCCACTAAATGTGAGAGTTTGAATATTTACATATTTTACAATTTTGGTTTCTGCTGCTACCAAGTTTGTAGGATCTACTGTAAGAACATCATTTTCAGAATATCCATTACCAGCAAAATCTCCAGAAATTACTGCTGTATCTACAGATCCTAATCTAGAAATTGTAAATTGAAATGTTTGAGTACCTATACCAAATACAGGAGAGAATGATAATACTGCAGTGCCTGGTTCTGTTGCTTGACCAGATAAAGTTATAATATTATTAGGAGCATCAATAGATCCAATTGTTGTATTTGCTTGTAATATTGCGTTACCAGAAGTAAGTGTAATTGTATCTCCAATTGATAAACCAGAAACTGATGGTAATGTAACATTCAAAGAATCAAGAGATGAGAATGTTAGAGTTGCAGCACCAGCAGTTGCAGGAGCTTGAGATATTGTGACTATGTTACCACTTATTCCTGTTATAGTAACTCCTTGACCAACATCACCTGTGCTTCCTGCTTCAGTAAGAAGTGTCATTCCAACTTCTAATCTAGAACCATCAGGAACTGTAAAGGAATTTCCTGTTCCAAGAGTTACAGAAACACCGTTTAGAGTACCAGGTATGTAACAATTAACACCAGTAGTTGCAGCTGGCAATTGTAAAACATCACCTATTTGATAACCACTACCATATGTTGCAATTTCAAATTCTGTGATTTCACCTGGTGTTGTACTAACAGTGTATTGGAATCCTGATCCTCCACCGCCACCTAAATTTGCATCTGTTGCTGATAATATATCCCCTGATTGATAATCTTGACCACCACTTTCAATAACTACATTTGTTACAGTACCTGTATATGTTGGTGTTCCAACCAAAGCAACCATTCCACTACCAGTACCACCAAGATCTACAGGAATAGCAGAAAATGTATCTCCTTGTTTGTATCCATTACCAGCAGTAGTAACATCAACATTGGTTACAGCACCAGCAGTAACAGTAATGTCACCAAAAGCACCTCTACCATAAACTCCTGTAGCTCCAACTGTGTGGTTAATTGATCCACCCATCCCTGCGTGCTGAGAACAGGCATATCCAAGACTACCAGCACCAAGATCAAAAATAATTAAATCTACAAATGCTCCTGCTGTTCCTTCTACAGTTTGAGAAACTTGTAAATATTTTGTTAAATCTAATGCACCTAATTCATCTCCTGCTTGATGAAAATACAAAGGGTGTGTGCTATTACTAGCATCTGACATATCAAAACGATATGTGTTACCAGCAAGTAAATTAAGAGTTGGGGTTGTAGCACCATCTATAACATATTGATATGTGCCAGGACCTCCACTTACTGTTACTACAAATGTTTGAGTTGGAGTGTTATAAAATTGTACTGATGAGTATGTGCCATCTACATATCCAGAACCTGGCGTTTGTACAGTAGTTGGTAAAGTTGTAGTACCAGTGATTGTGACTTCTGCAGTTGCACCATTACCATTTCCTCCAGTTAGAGGTACACCAGTATAAACTGCAGGAGCATATGCAGAACCAGCTTGTGATATAGCACCCTCTAACTCAGGGACTTCAAAATTACAAGTTGCATCACTACCTGTAGCACTACCAACTAATGCTATTCCAGTGTAGTTAGCACCTGGTATATAATTTTTACCTTGTTGTGTAATTGACCCAGACCAATCAACAACTGTAATATCAAGTAAAGCGTTGTCACCAGTACCACCTAGTACAGGAACCGCAGTATAACTACCAGCATCATAATTCTGACCAACATCTTGTATTAAAAGACCACTGTCCTCTAATTTTTTCTGTTGTACAATAATATCTTTGTAATACTTTACATCAGTTGCAGATATGTCAATTAATTTCTTTTCTAAAGCAACAAAACCAAGAGTTGTTGTATCTGCTTTGTATATACCTAACTTTTCATCTGTAGTAAAAGCTAGTGATGGAGATTGTCTTGTACCATCACCTAACTTTAAATTACCAGTAGATAAATCTGTGCCACCAGCAGTGACTTGGAATATATCTGCTCCTATTTGATTAATCTTCTGCCTTTGGGTCTCAAAGGTATCCGATTTAGCTACTTGTATTGCTGGCATTTTGGATTAACTCTCTTAATAAGGACTTTATTTCAGACACTTCATTCTTCAACATATTTATGTCATCCAATGCGGAACCTAGGTGCTTAGACTTTCTCCTTGCTTCTATAGCAGAATCGTCCAGATTCAAGATAGCACCTGTCTTTTGGTCTCTTACAAGACCATCATGTCCTTCAACCTTCAAATAATCCATATGCGGAAATTAGAATGAGGCTACTGCCCTTATGTCTTGAATCTTAGGTACAAACGATGGATCAACACCACGCATAATAACTTTGACTGCAAATGACGAGAATTCTGGTAGATCAGCAACACTATATTTCAAATCTTGATATGATGATTGTTTCTCTACAATACTAGATATTGAGTTTTCACTTGTTGCAATTTCAAATGTATCTGGTGATCCATCTCCATTAAAATATTCCCAATCAATATCTTCAAAGTTCTCTTGACTAGAAGCTTTCTTGAATCTATAAAGAACTTGTAAATTACCTATATCTTTAACATTTGCTAAGAGATGTACATCAATAGCAGATGCTGGACTTTGTATTGAAACTTCCTTGGTTACATATTTGGAGATAGAAGAACTATTCTTAGATGTATCTTCAGAAACAAAGTCAACACCATTTTCATATGTTACAGAACCAACCTCTAAATATGATGCTTCATCATCTGGTTGATTAGGATATTTAACAAAATCTCCTACACGGAATATATCAGCAATCTGATCTGTTGTTACAGAATTTCTATTGTATAATACATTATCAATTATTCTACTAGTAAAGTCATCATTAATTGGTTGAACATCTACTTTCAATGTCAACTGTTGAGTTTGACTGTTCCATATAGTGGTCTTACCAGTAATGATATTATCATATGTTTCTAATATGATAGATGGATTTCTTGCAACAATAGTTGATGCTTGATCTATACTAAAGAATACTTGTGATGGATTAGAATCAACAACTACAGTAGTTAAAGAACTTTGATTTCCAAGAGTTACAGTTTCTCCTTTTTGGAAGAACTGACTTGTTTTTACTCTTACATAAACTACATTTCCATTTACTCTAGCAATAGTTCCAGTAGTTTTAGTTGTTGCTCCTACTATTGATTGATCTGCCTGTATTTGAGTACCACCATTACCAGCAAGTTGGAATGTGTAAACAGGATAGAATTCTATAATCTGATCTTTTCTACCATATCTACCTTCCTGACCTGTAGCATTTTCTATTCTGTTAGAAGATGTTTTGACAGTAGCACTTGACAAGTCTATTATTGGACTCAAATAAGACTTAGTAGACGACAATGACATTTTGTATGTCAAAGATTCTGTTAAACTATTCAAGGTCTCATTTATTTTAGATGCAACAAATTTTTGATTAGTAAAGTAATGTGGTTCATTTAAGAATGTTTTTTCATAATCAGATGTTGAATATGATGTAAAGTTTGTTGTAGTAGAATCAACAGGAACAACATCTGTTGTTTTTACTGATGTTTCTAACTTAGTTCCAGTAAATGTTAGATAATGAATCTGTGGATATAATGTCTCATACTTTCTATTATAAGAAGCATAGACAACATCTCCACCACCAATAGCATTACCAGCAGCTTGTGAACTAGATGTTATGTTATATGTGTCAATACCAGAATTTGTTACTTCAAATAATGTACTGTTCAATATTGATTGTGTAATACCACCAGTCTCTAGTGCATTCTTATAGAATACATATGACTTACCACTATCTTCAAATCCATGATCTCTATGAGTTACTTTAACAATAGAGTTATTATTCTTGAATAATTTGGATGTGGAATTTGTATTTGCACTTGCATTAGTTTCAAATGGATTTGCATCTAACAATTCATATCCTGTGCTACCATTCTTAAGTAATAGTTCTGCTGGTCTAGTAATATCAAACTCTGCACGATACAAAGTAAATTTAAGATCTTCAAATATATCTTCTGTCCAACTCTCAGTATTTTGTGATCGGTAAACAGAACCTAGAGATGGTTGAGTTGTAATGACTGTACTCGTTGATATATCGGTCTCTCCTAATTTAGATGACCATATCTTGTAATCTATAGAATCAGTTTCAATAACAAGAGCATACTCAGTATCATTTTGTAAATAAACTGGGAAGTCAAACATAAAGTTTGTAGGAGTTGTAGAGTTTGTTACACCCTCTGTATCAACCGCTACACCCATTCTAACTGCTGGTGTATCTATTTCTATAAAGGTTTGTATTTCACACCCTCCAGCACCATTTCCGACGCCTTTCACAACAACTGATGGTGCTTCTGTATATCCAAATCCAGATAACGATACCTCAGCATTATAAATCTTACCACCAGAAACTTCTATGCTTGCTGTAGCAGTAGATCCGCCAGGTAATTGTGGACTTTCTATTGTTAGAATTGCACTGTCATAGTTAAGACCAGGATTTGTGACTCTAACACCTGATAACTTACCACTATCTTTTACGATGGAAAGAACAAAATCTGTACCACCTGTGTCATTAGCAAGAGTTACAGATGGGATAATTAAGTCTTCGTTTGGTAAGAATGATTTACCGTTATGATTACTAAGAACAACTGTATAACATTGTTCATTTGTAAGACTATATCTACCAGATGCAGTAGCAACTAATT